CTGCTGTAAGTGCATTAGATGCAAAAGAAGATGATACTGCATTGGAGGCATGAGATGCTGTTACTGCTAAATCTGTAATTACACTACCTACACCGTTGTTTACTGAATTACTCTCAGATACTTGTAGTAAGTACTGAAAGGATGATGATATTGTAAGGTTGGTTAAATTTCTTCCCATAGTTAGTTAGGTGGATATTGTTTGTATCTTTTTGAATATAGAGGAATACCTCTATCAGCTGCTGCTTGAGCGAATCCATCTTTTCTAAAAACAAAAGGTGAACCATATTGTTCAGAGTAATCAGGATTTTGTTCGTAAAGCTTGTTAGACTGAGTAAGTTCTGGAAAGCTAGCTTCTTCTTCTATGATATAATCTTTTAGTCTTTCAGCATAGTATTCCATCTTATTTTTTTGTGACTGTCTTTTAAGATTAAAAAGCTGTTGGTTTGCAGAATCGGCTGTATCTCCGCCATTTAATTGAATAAGGCCGTTGTTTCTTGATCTTAAATAAATGCTCTCTAATGCGTAAAAATACGTCGCATAGATTAAAAAATCTTGTATGTAGTTATCTACTAGAGTTTTATAAGCCCCTGTTAGAGATGAGCTATCCACGTCTGACAACAGTTTCTGGTATAAAAGCGTACCAATAATTCTTTGAAGCTCTATATCTTGTGCTTCTCTGATAGCATTTTTGATTAAAGATGTATCTAAATTATTATCTACATCGCTATATTCTCTGAACTTAGCTTCAGATAGTAGAAATGTTGTTGTCATCGTTTTCTTCGTTTAGTTGTTCGTTTTCTTCATCAGATACCTCTACAGAAGTAATAATTTCTTCTTCTACAGTACCGTCTGAATATAATTGCTTAGTAGCTACACCAATGGTAATGTCTGGGTAGTTTACCTCTAGTAAGATTTCTAGATCTTTTAGTATATCTTGTTGCATAGGTGCAATTACTGTGTTTTGCCATAGTAAAAATGCATCTATTACTTCATCTCTCCCTCCTAATTGGCCTTCTGTCTTAATACCTAACATCATAGGAGATGTAATCCTGTGAGCTGTTAGTATTTTTTGTACTACTAGATCGTTTATTGTTACATAATATCCGTCTGCTCCATTTTGTGGTATGGGTGTAATGATTGGAGCCAGGTCGGGGGAGGGTACATCTAGATACATAAGTGCTCCTGCATTTCCTGTACCTGAGTAGTTATCTCTTAATGCTTTCTCAATAGCTCTTCTATCATCGTCACTACCGTCGGTAAACGTAGTTATAGAGATAGACGGTGCTAAACCGTTTTGTATATTGTTGTTATGAAAATCATCTACAGCAGTATCTAATTCTATAATCTTTAATGCTGCATTATAATCTGGCAGGCTATAATAATCCATACCAGGTCTGTACTGTTCTGAAACGAAGATTTGAGAAGGTTCTTCGTGTGCTCTATTAGGATTATAGACCGGTAGGTAATCTATATCCTGTTTAGATGGATTTTGGTATTGTCTCCAGTTATTGCTAATGAAATAACCAGGTATTCTTCCTTTTTCTGTCTTTTCTTTTGCTCTGATGTGAGAGTAATCTATATGGTAGACTTCTGCTATTCTGGTTCTGTCTAAAGACCAGATTACTTCTAATGCAAATGAACCATGTAGTTTAAAGTCTGTAGATACCTTAGAATAGATATCATTCCAGCTTTCCCTCTTATTTGCTCTCTTTAAATAATCTTCATTATTAGCAGTTAATCCTCCTCCTATAATAGCTTCTATTGTAGCATTAGTTGCTGCTGCATGTATAGAAGATTTGTTGTATAACTCGATTAAGTGCTGAGGAAATTGATTGTCTTCTCCGCTTTTAACATACTTGCCATCTATTTTTTCGTTATAAGATAGCCAAGGTTTTGCAAAACTTTGCAATTTAGCGAAGTGCATTTTAAATTTGTTGTCTTTCATCTTATCCATGATATGTTGTATAAGTACCATCTTCATCTGCACTTACATATTGTGTGAATGATGGTGTGTCACTACCTGATACCCATGCTCTATCTGTATCTAATTTTCTACTGTTAACTATATCGGTTGTTGCATTCCAAGTATAGTCTGCAGCTCTCCAAGTATCTGTAGTTTGTCCCCATGTAGCTAATGTAGCTCCTATTCTTTCAAATAACTCTACTGTATAAAAACCTCCATATTGGGGTACGTTAGAGTTTGCTAAACTAAAGACTAATCTTGGTGTTATACTGTCAGGTGTATTTTGTAAAGTTAGGTCTATTGAACCTGAACTTCTATCTAAATCTTGATTATAGTTTAAAATAAAACTACCCGAGATATTATTAAAATAAATCGAGTCTAC